ATACGGTTCGCTTCTCTCTCTGTAAAAATATTCGTCGCATTGGCAAAATAACGTTCTTCCAGAGTTTTTCCGTGACGCATCAGGAAGCCTCTTCCTTTCATGCCTCTTGGAAGGCATCTCTCTGCAAAATTTCCAAGCATTCGTCTGATCGGCATTGGAATTTTATTAAACGAAGTATGCTCCAGAGGCTCACAGTAAATATTATATCCTCCGAACAATTCATCCGAACCTTCTCCGGAAAGTACAACCTTTACCTTTTTTGCCGCTTCCTGACTCAGAAAATAAAGTGCGATCGCCGCAGGATCTGCCACCGGTTCATCCATATAATACTGGATATCGGACAGATTGTCCCAGTATTCCTGTGGAGTGATGACTTTTGCATCATTTTTCATATTGATGCTTGCCGCAAACTCTTTTGCATCCTGGATCTCACTGTATTTTCCTTCGTCAAATCCAACCGTGAAGGTACGATCCACCTGCCCTAAATATGTCAGATAACTGGAATCCACTCCACTGGATAAATATGATGCCACTTCTACATCACTGATCTTGTGCATCTCCACAGACTCTTTCATGACTTTTTCAATGTCATCTACAACTTCTTCAAAGGATTTTGTCGTATCTCCTGTAAAATTTGGTTCAAAATACCGTTTGATCGTCATTTTCCCGTTCTCATAAATGAAATAATGTCCCGGCTGTACACAGAACACACCTTTAAAGAACGTCTCATTAGTCGGAACAAACTGAAAAGACAGGTAATTTCCCAATGCATCTTCATTAAACACTTTATCAAACTTCGGATGCTCCAAAAAAGATTTGATTTCTGATCCAAACATCAATGTTCCATTCATCTGCGCATAATAAAGCGGCTTAATACCAAAAATATCCCGCGCTGAAAACAGTCTTTTTGCTTTTTGATCCCAGATTGCAAATGCATACATTCCGCGAAGACGGTAAACCAGTTCTTCTCCCCACTGCTCATATCCGTGGATCAAAGTTTCCGAATCCGTATTGGAAACAAATGTATGTCCAGCCTGAATCAGTTCTTCTCTCAGTTCCTGATAGTTATAGATCTCACCGTTAAATACAAGCACCTTGCTTCTGTCCTCGTTATATAATGGCTGATCTCCGCTTTCTGAAAGATCAATGATTGAAAGACGCCGGAATCCAAGTGCCGCATCTTCATCCACAAATTTGCCGGAACTGTCCGGTCCGCGATGGATGATCGTATCCATCATATTCTCCAGCACCTGTTCTCTGTTCTCAACTTCTCCTACAAATCCTGCAAATCCACACATATACTGTATATCTCCTCTTAAAACTTATGTAACCTGTCCTTAACATTCCCAGTTTTCAGACAGGTTATGTAGACTCTTTTTTCAGATCCGGACAGTATCCTGCCCGCAACAACGCCTTTTAATATATCACATGCTATACTTAAATCCAAGAAAAACCTTACTTTCTCGTTTTCTTCATTCCGAATGAAGTGGCCTTGCGCCGTTCTTCCCACAACTGATGCCGGGCTTTTGTCAGCTGCTCCTCCAGATCTTTTATCTTTTCGCAATAGTAGTTTTTTTCCTCTTGTTCGGAAAGAATATCAAACCGGTATTCTACTTCCAGCCATGCAGGTCCGCCGTCCAACTCCGGAATATCCATCAGGTACTGCGGATCATCCGTCAGAAAGAGACTCTTTCCACGATCTGTAGAAACTGCATTGACTGGTTTCATCTCGTGTTCCACAGATCTTCCATTGATCTTCACACTGCAGATCTCACAACGGCACGCTGCATTGCATGGATCAAAGCGCATCATCTTTGCATTTTCCAGAAGCCAGGATTTTTGAATCTTATATCCTGACATACTCGGCCATGTCTCGCTGTCCTCCTCGCAGAAACCGTTTCCGATATCATAGTAACACTTAGATTCCTGACATTCTTTTCCACTGATATATCCGGACACAATATCGCTGTAGAATTTCATTCTCTCTGCTTCAATTCCCGAATAGTATGTCCTGCATTCTGTAAGCTCCGGAGATGCCATCAGTTCTTCATACATCTCATCAAACCGGCTGGCATACTGATAATCCACCGCAGCGATCTTCTGCCAGAGCGGCAGCCACTCTCCTGCCGGGCCATATCCTTCCTTGATCTCTTTTAACAGTTCATCTGATGTCTTTTTCTCAAATCCTCTTCCCGAAAAATTGTTCCGCTCAGCAAGACTGAAATTGGCTTCTGTCAGATATCCGGGACCTCCCAGATAATCATAAACATAAACCGGAACGCCCATTGCAAGACACCTCGGTACGGTTCTTCCAATCGTAATGACCAGATCATACTGCTGCAAAAACTCTGCATTCACCTGTTCCGTACGATACCCAAGTCCGATCAGATCCACCTGATAATACCCGCCCATCTTTTCCTTGAGCTCCAAAAGCTCCTGCGGGATATGATTGGAAATGATCGCGATCTTATCCAACGCTCTTTTGTATCCTGCATACTCGCTGCTTCCTTCAAAATACTCTGCTTCCACACAGTTTTGAAAGACCCGTATCTTCGTTCCTTCCGGAACCTGCATGGCTACCATATCTGCACATTCAGGACTGACACACAGAATGAATGCCGCTTCCTGCGTACAGACCGGAAGATTCTCCATGGCATTGATCACACTCAGCTTCGAGACAACCATTCGTTTATATTTTAATCCGTACCGGCTCACAAGATAATCAAACACCGGGAAATGCTGGATAAAGACAATCTCAAATTCCATCTCTTTGAGTGCCTCTTTCTGACATTCAATCACTGTGATCCCCTCTTCCAGCTCCTGCAGAAGTGGATAAGACTTCTTATATACAGCAATCACCACATCATATCCCTTTTCTTTGAACAGATGTGCAAACTCCAGCACATGCAACTCAGATCCTGTAAACTTCTGAAAATAAAGGTTGGTAATAAGTACTTTTTTCCTTTGTTCCATCTTACTTCTCCCTGTCTCCCCTGTTTTCCTCTTCTACCGATTATAGCAGACGCGGGAATATTTCTCCACCCGATAATTGCCTTTTTCAAAATCGAACAAAAAAAGACACTCGCCAAAGTGTCCAACTTGTGATCAATCGGGGTGACAGGATTCGAACCTGCGACCTCACGGCCCCCAGCCGTGCACTCTAACCAAACTGAGCCACACCCCGTCGTGCAACTACCGTTTTTCATTATACAAAACTTCCCGAAAAAAGTAAATGCCCTTTCGAATAAAAAGTCAGGCAGAGTTATCCTCATAACTCCGCCTGCTTTTTTATGAGCGCTTACATCCGCAATTCGGATTTTTATCAAACTCAGGATTGAATGCATAGAAGTTTTTGCTGTCCAGGTGTTCCTGTACGATCCGAAGATTTTCACCGAATCTCTGGTAATGCACGATTTCACGCTGACGCAGGAAACGGATCGGATCACAGACTTCCGGATCTTTTACGAGCCTGAGAATGTTATCGTAAGTCGTACGGGCTTTTTGTTCTGCAGCGAGGTCTTCATGAAGATCTGTAATCGGATCACCTTTTGACTGAAAATAGGTTGCAGTCCACGGTGCTCCGCTTGCAGCCTGTGGCCACAATGCCAGAGTATGATCTACATAGTATGGAGCAAACCCGGATCTCTCAATTTCTTCCGGAGAAAGATTTTTCGTCAGCTGGTGCACAATGGCACAAATCATTTCCATATGGGCCAGTTCTTTCGCACATCCAAGATGCAACTAATCCACATTAAATAAGTAATACCTTTTTGATAAAAATAAGATTGATACAATATTCACCCCTCAGAGAGCTAATCTCCGAGGGGGTTTTATTAAATAGATTTAACCGGTTCACGATACAATGGGTTCATCAGTCTCACATGCCATGGTGCATTTTTGCCCCAACTGTAGCACGGCATATCATGCCCAAAGTTATCCTTATAGACCTGCTGAATGATTTTTAACTCGTCTGGATGTGCTAAAGCTGTCACAACTCCATCATGCATCCAATAAACACATCCTTTTCCTTCTACTGTAAACATACACTGCATAGTCTCTTCTCCTTCCTGATCTTCTGTTGCGACTTGATTTCCATTCATCAGTTCGCTGATACGTTTAATAAAATACGTTTTTGTCGCTGTCGCACCACCGTGAATCTCCACTGATCTGTGCGGACAAGCAGTGGCAAACACCTCCTGATGTAACATAATCGTGCTTGCACTTGGTGTAATTCCGTACTGCTTACATTTCTGCGCTGCTAACTGCAATGCTTTTTCTTCGTTCGCCTTAAAGGTATCCAAGTCCCCCATGCTCTGGCAGACCTCTATACTCAAGAAATTGAGATTTCCGTTCAAGTATCCGCAGTGCCAAGCGCAATTTTCGTCATCTTCCGCCTGTAAGATTCCATCGCTGCACACATAATAATGGGCAAATCCGTTTTCCAAGTTTGCGTTTTGTAAGTAATTCCTGTAATACGCTGTCGTAGCATTCTGACCGTCTGCCCCATTATGAATAAAAATACCGACAGGATTTTTACCTCTCCTGCCGGCAATTCCTCTACAAATACTCATTATTTCTCCTCCTGTTCTTCCTCCTGCTCTTCTGCTTCAAATACTTTTTCCAGTTCCTCTGCTGTTGTTCTTCCAAATTCGTTCTGTTCACTCATGTTCTCACCACCTTTTTGCATAATACGCACAATAAAAGAGAGCCTGTTTACAAGCCCTCTTTTCACTATTATAAGATTCCGCCTCCATCAACAGATTTTAAACTGTTGATATTGATAATCTGATAATAGCCCTCTCCGATTGGTCTCATGTAAAAACGCTGCGCATCTGAACCATTTGTATCATAAATATCAATATTTGTATGGTTGTCTACTCCATTTCCAAACACATCCAAACGCTTATTTGTATTGATTTTCGGAGCGAGTTCAAACGCAAAATTCCCTAATATTGAATCATTTACTGGGATTATCTTCCATTTCTGAGCATTTGTTCCATTCCTTTTATAGGCTACAACATTCTGTCCATTCTCATCTTTACCTTCATGTACATCCAAAAACAGACCATTTCCTTTGCACTGCATTTCATAGAATCCATCTGTGTCCTTTATCAGCTTCCACCACTGATTATCTCCCCCGTTCCATTCATATAAATGTACATTCTTAATTTCTTCCGTTTCTGTGTTGCCTTTATATCTCAAAATACAATCCCACGGGAAATTATAATACCCATGCACACTCGCTTCTTTTCCACTGCTGTCCCCTGAAGCTCCATCGTAATCAGAAGAAAATTCAGCCAGCTGGTTATTACCTACATATAATGCCACATGATTCACTTCATTTAGAAGAATATCTCCTCTGTTCAATGAAGTGCCAACTGGCAGCCTTGTCCATCCTCTCGCACAAAGCTCTGCTGCCATATTCCCTGTATATGTAGCTGATCCAGTATCAAATCCAGCATTTCGCAATGCTGTTATGATGGAGCTTGCACAATCGTAATCCTTTGGCCCCCATCCTCCGAGACGATAACCATATGAATTGTCATTACACATATTTACCATATTTTGAATGAATTGTTCTAAATTTGCCATAAAATAATACCTCCATAATCTATTCTTTACTTATTTACGAGTTTCTATATTTATACACACATTGGAACCACCCCCCATTCCATAAACATTCATTGTTTAGTATTATCGTCTTTATTTACCAACTTATCTGCAACTTCTAATCCTTTGATAAGAACAACTGGCACATTTAATCCAGCTTCTACAAAATTTTCCAAGATCGATCTAATCTCGTTAATAAGCAAGCTTGCAAGTACAAACCATCCAAGTAATGTTGTAACCTGTAAATCTACTCCGATAGTCTTTCCTATTTCTATGAATACTGCACTTGCTCCAAATGCTACCATAATCATCAACCAGTACCCTAATTTCTTTAATACGCCTTTCCATCCTTTAACAGAATTTTCTTTCTTAGCCATTCTGCTCTTCATCCATCCTGTTAGCCAATCAGCAATATTTAAAAGCAAAAATGCTACAAATAAAATCCAATGTTCTCCGAGGATGTACGAGAGAACAGCAACGACCGTTCCTACAATCGCATTATAAACATCAATAATTGGTTCTGCATAATTCATTTTCTTCATATCCTCACTTTCCTTCCTGTATTCGAATTGTAAAATAAAATGTGTACAGACTCTCTCTTATTGCACGATTACCTCTCCATAACACTCATACGTAACAGGATTGTTATATTCTTCTGCAGACAATGTAACGTTTCTGTTTGTTCTGAATTGTATATTTCCCGTTCCTACAATTTGCTGTGCAACATTCATTAACATCACTAACCTTTGGTCTCCATCTGGAGTAAATGGGCATCCACTCATAATTAGTCTGTCTTTGTTATCGTGCGATCCATTTTTGTCTGTATAAATCACTCTTACCTGATACCGTTTGTATCCGCTTTTCCGATATTTTAGTTCCCAGTCATTTTCGTTATAAATCTTCCATTCCGTCTCTACACTCATGTCTTCGCTTAACTCTCGGCCCATATTTGCACTCAGTGGTGCATCACCTGCCTGTGACGTCAAATTATCCACAATATCTTTTTTCTCTACAAAGGATGATAATGCACTCTTTATTTCATTTATTGCATACACTAAATTCTCTTTCGATGCTGTCGCAAGGTTTCCTAAGTTTCCAATGCTTTTCTTAACATTCTTTAACTGTTCATTCAGATTTCCAATGTATTTGCTGTAAAAATGCTGCAATCCTGTCCAACTTAAATATTTCATTTAACCACCCCACTTTACATGGTAAACAACGAATCTATCTCTTCGTTTGTAATACTTTCCACGTTTGCATCCGAGCCTGCCGGACCCTGTGGTCCCATTGGTCCAATGTCCCCTTTCTCACCCTTTAATCCCTGAGGTCCTTGTGGTCCCGTTTCTCCCTTTTCGCCTTTTGCTCCTGCAGGTCCTTGAATCCCCTGTTCACCTTTTGCTCCTGCCGGTCCTGCTGGTCCAGCAGCCCCCTGCAATCCCTGAGGTCCCTGTGGACCTGTCATACCGGTGGCTCCTGATAAGTCTGTGATGTATGTGTAAGATGACGCACCTTTAACATATAACTTGGCGTTGTCAGCATCCTCTACATTTCCTGTGTCAATCATGACAAACTGCCCAGTCTTTACTCCATCTGTCGCAAACCCTTTGTTCATCGCATCAACGGAAGCAAATGTCTTAGCGATTTTAAACGCTTCCCCAGCCGGACCTTGTGGCCCCTGCAATCCCTGAGGTCCCTGTGCACCCGCAGCTCCTGCCGGTCC